TCCGACGCAACTCCGCTACCTACCCCTACCCCTACCCCTACCCCTACCCCTACAAGAGAGGCATCCCCCGCTCCCGTAGGCAACTTCGTCAGAATGTTGACAGGTCCGGTACCCGTCGGCTTGAACGGAGAAACGTGGAGTACTCGTGAGGACTGGTTCGACGAGAACTGCGAGCTCATCAGAGCCGAAGCCGAGAAACTCACCGGGGAAACGAGGGGTGCTAAGTTTAATGGCGCATTCAAGTCCACTCTCATCAGGTATTGGCGGAACAAGTCACCGAACGGCGCCGGATCCCGCCGAAAACCAGACAAAATCGACAGAATGCGAGAAATCGTGAGGCAACAGGAGGAACAAGATGCGCGACGTGAGCACGAAAGTCCTGAATTTGGATTCGGCAGCGAACCGGGAGCTGAAGCGGAAATCTCTAGCGGTCCTGTTGGCCACCACACCCGGCGGTGAGGCGTCTTTGCGCGCATCGGGCTCGTACCTGGATGCAGCGAAGAACGTCCCGCCTGAGCGATTCTCCGCAGCCTGCTGGGCTATTAGGGACTCATGGACGAATGAGTTCACCAGCCCCCAGCCCGGGCACATCATGTCGATGGTGAAAACCCACGAAAGGGCGGCTAAGGCGGCTGCCCGAGCGGCCGATATTGAGCGGGAGATGCAGAAGCGTTGCGAGTATCGCCGGGTGTCGATGGCAAAGCGGATTGAATCGGGCGACCTGCAGCCCCTCGGCACTGTTGTCGGGGTGCTGCTTGGGGAGGGGGGTGGCTAGTGTCCCGCACCATTGAAAAGCACCGTCCGAGGCGCGGTGAATTTTACCAACGAACGGTGCCCCATGTGGTGGATGCCTCGGGTCACTCCTTCGCTGAGGACTTGGTTTGCGTATTCAAGGGATGTGGGCAGGTGTATGACAGGCATGTGAAGCCACCGCCTTGCAAGTGCCGGGCGAACGGTAGACGCACGGGGATTGGGAAATAATGGACGCTATCTGCGAGGACTGCAAACTAGGCGAGCACCAAGCCTGCGACGGCACTCGCTGGGTACAAACCGACGAAGGTTTGCGCGCCTTGCCGTGTGAGTGTGGATGCCCCGGATGGCGCATAGGGGAAGGGGACTGATGGACAAGCCAACGGCTAAGGAAATCTACGAGGCGGCGCAGCGGTTGAGCGTGGGTTGCCCGTGTTGTGGCGGCAGGCTGATTCTAACTTGGGGCGCCGATGCCTTGTCCGATATTGACGCGGACGCACTCTTACGTGCCCAACAGTACGGGCAATTGGAACTGGTCCCAGTTGAAGAGGAAGCGCACAGGGCGGTCGGCACGGAATTTGACGAAGGCATGGTTGCCCGCTTCCACAAGTACACCAGCGACCGGCGGAACTGACGATGGGCTATTCGGTGAGGTTGGAACTCGATGGTGGGCCGCCCTCAAACTCCGCAGCCGGCACCCATTGGCGGAAGCGCAAGAAGTCAAAGGACATGTGGCAGTTGCGAGTTCGCGCAGCACTGGGCACCAAGATACCCGCACAGCCGCTGCAGCACGCCTTGGTGACCATCATCAGGCACAGCAACAAGCCACTGGACGGCGACAACCTGCATCACGGCGCCAAGTACCTGTTGGATGCGCTCACCATCTGCGGAGTGATTGAGGATGACAACTACCGGGTGATAGGCATGCCCGATGTCAGGTGGCAGCAGTACCGACATCCCGGCGTCAAGACAACCATGAGCATAACTGAGTGCAACGAGGCTGACTTGGATATGTCAGCGTGGGAGTACCAAGAGGATGGGGTTGTTTGAGCACGAACTCAACGACATCGTGACTGACAAGGTGACCAATGACACCGGCAGAGTCTTGCTGAGGCGGGTCAGGGATGACGACAAGAGCAACGCCTACTTTGTGTGCTTCAATGCAGGCACCATCGTTGAGGCAAAGATATGGGTGGACGAACGATACCTAGTGCGTGAAGCGCCAATGCAAATGAGGGGGACAGCATGAAAGACCAACGGAGACTCTGGGTGGTGGAGACTCAAGACAAGAAGTTGCGCCGTTGGTTTCCCGATATCTCGTCTCCCACACGCGAGGAATCAAGAGGCGACGCACAATGGCTGCGTAGTCAGGGAGCGAACACCCGCGTCCGCTGCTACGTGCCGCGGGAGGAGGGGAAATGAACGACTACGAACGGAAGATGCTAGCAGCTACGGAGCGAATCAACCGGAGTGTGCTGCTGCTGGAGATAACGGTGGTCGTGGTGGCTGTTTTCGCGATTGGGGTACTAGCGATAGTGATGCCGCTATGACTGAGAAGAGTTGGTGCGCCAAGAAGATGGAGGACCCGGAGTTCCGCGCTGGCGTTGAAGCGGAGCGAGCCAAAGAGCAGCGGGACACAATCCCCTTGTCCGAGAAGCTAGACGCCTTGATGCGGCAGTACCCGGAGATTGTGAAGTGGGGGCGAAGTCGTTCTAGGTGCGGAGTGTTCATTACGCTGCGCACCCGAGAAGCGGGGTTTTGGAGCGTGTTCGGATTTTCGCCCATCCTAGACGAAGCCGCCGAGCAAGCGACTCGACGCGCTATGGCTTTGATTAACGAGATGCGGGGCAATGACCCCCAACCCTGACGAACTGGAAGCGTGGCAAACATGAGGAACTCACAACAGGACGCACCGACCAGGAGGACCAGGATGAGTGAATGCCAAGGGTGCAGCCAAGAATACGATTCGGAAGCATTCAGGGCGTGCGGAGCATGCGTGAAAACGCTGGCCGAGCAGGTTGAGCGGAACCAGCGGTGCATGAGTGAAGTCGTCGGCGATGCCAATGTGTACGGCAGGACACTCTGTCTAGACCTGTTCTACCCGAGAGCCGAGGACAGGGTAGACACGGTGGAGTTCGGGTTGTGCGATACCAGAGCCGCCGACTCTATCCGAATATCGTACGACTTTGAACGGGATGGCTACTCCATCAAGCAGGCAAGCAAGTTCTGCTGGGCCACCGACGAAGACAATGATGAGGACTGGCAGGAAGTGGCATTCGTTGAAGCGTGGGCGCGAGAGGAAACCGAAGAGCAGACAGAGGCTCGACTCGGCGAACGACAGAGCCTGAGCATCAAGATATAGACCGACGACAGGGGGATGGGGTGAGGGAGGAGAGAGGGTGGGGAAATCAATGAAGATACTCGTGTGCGGATGCAGGGACTGGGGCGTGGTCCACAAAGAGCACAGGGCAAACCCGCGGCTAGATTGTGAGTTGTGTGCAAGAGCCTACGCTGAAGCAGCAACGCTCAACGATGCCCTGTGTGAGTTTGACGGCTGCGCTGAGTACGAACACCTGAAGCTCATTCATGGGGCGTGCCCGACTGGAGCCGACGCGCTGGCAGACAGCTTCGCACGATGGCTCGGATGGGAGGTCGCTCGGTGCCCTGCACAGTGGAAGGTGGACGGCAAGTTGGACAGGTCAGCAGGACCACGACGCAACCAACTGATGCTCGACACGGAGAGGCCAGACATCGTTATCGCATTCTGGGATGGGAAGTCACGAGGCACAATGGATATGATGTCCAGAGCGGCAGCAGCGGGGCTCAGGGTGGAAGTCACTGGGACACGAAGGGCTACCTGAGTACGTTCTTGGGGTGGACTACAAGATCATACTGGAGTAGGGCTTCGGATAGAGGTTTGTCCCATGCACACACCAAGCCCTATGTATCTGGCAGATACATGCAGCAAAGAAGCTGCACGTGTTCACCAATACATATGGATTGCCCCGGTAATGGTGGGCTGATTGGCCTCGAGGGTGAGCTCGCTCCTCATTGGCTGGGTGGCATAACCATCAAGCAAGTGATGCGAGATCCTGAATCACTGCATTCCCGCACACTTGCCGGTACCCATGTCCGATAAGGGCCATTATGACAAGTTGAGTGTCGGCCGATACATATGAGCCCGTGGACACATCGATCACGAGGTTTTTCGGGGCGCCCCACCCCCACCCCCCAAAATCGCCGCGCGCTTGTATTGTTACCTCCCGCCCACGCAAAGACCCTCTCCCCACTAGTCCACTCCCCCCGGGTACTCATTGAGTCATTTAGCCACACGATTGTTCCGTTTGGAACACTTCACAGCCTCTCTCCTTTCCTTCCGGTCTTCGGCTGTCCTCTCTGCTTCTTGCTTGCGTACCTTTGGTCTGGGTTCTCCGAACCACCATTGCCACGGCTTACGTTGTGGCTTGCGTTTCCAGATACTGTGTAGTGGCATTTTCTCACCTCCCCCCTAACCCTACAAGAATTCCCGAATGAATCCATGTCTTCCCCCTAGCCTCTGCCCTTCGGGGTGCTACACCTATCGCCGAGGGGGATTTCATGACTGAACCGATTGTATTTTGGGAACTGTGGGACGCGGGTACGCCCATAGCCGCCATTGAAGATGCGTTTGAATCGCCGGGTGCTCTTGATGGCGCACTGTTGCGATTCGCTGCGTACAGCACTCCAGCCTACGAGGGTTACGCGCTGGTAGTGTTCGAGCGGGACGGACTGCTCTGGGAGGTGAACGGCAGTCACTGCTCATGCATGGGGCTTGAAGGGCAATGGCAACCCGAAGAAACTTCGTGGGGCGCATTGAAGACGCGCGATGGCATCTCTTACGGAGAAGACCCCCAATGGGACGCGGCACTTCTCAAGCTCGCCACAGCTGAAGTCGGGTAGTCTGTGCTACACAGTGCCTGGGAGTCATTCGACTCCGGTGAGTGCTGCTACTTCCTCGGGTGGTCAGCATTCATCACTGGCCTTCGCTCTTTGGTTTGACTCCTGTCCCGAAGAGCGGGGGCCTTTTATTTTCATTTCCATGACATGCATCATACCGATGATGTGCCGTCTTGGTAGGATGGATTGGGTCAAGCGGCCGACCAGGTCGCCTCCGGGCATCCATGGGGGGTAAGTAGGGTTGGTAGCCTGCACTGGGTGTATGAGAGGGGGAATCATGAGCAGTCAATGTTCTGCCGTAGAGAGGGGGAATCAATGAGCATTTTCAGTCGCAAGATGGAGGGTCGGTGGGTTTCAGACAACTCAGCCTTACGCGAACCAGGAGGCCACATAGGCTCGGCTGCATGCAGGGCTGACGCTAGTCGGATTACAGCTGCCCACAATACGCTCGTAGACTCTTACAACTTGAGTCTGATTACGATTGCCGCCCTCTGTGTTCGGTTATGCACAGATGAGGAAGGGGAGGGGAATCATGAAGAACCGCAAGGCTGAACGGTGGACATCAGGAAAGCCGTGCGACACACGGCTATGTGACAACACATCCATTCACAACGAGGCGGGAGATTTCATAGAGGCTGCTGAGACCGAGGCTGCGGCCCGCGTCATTACGGAGAGATACAACGCCCTAGCGGACGCCCACGATGCGTTGTTGCCGGAGTCTGTCCGTGGATGGGTGTGGCACCACAATCTGAAAGACCCGCATTACATACTTGAAGGTAGGTTGCTCTGTGGTGCGAATGGTGAGGGCGACAATTGGGAGTTTGGAGGCTCATGCGGCGTTTGCGGCCACTGCGCCCTGAAGCGCGAGGAGCTGGAGGAGCTGGAGGAATGACGGTTACGCAATGGATGCTTGTCGCAGTGGCGCTTTGTGTCGCGGTGAGGATGTATATAGCTCATCGCGACGGTGACTGGATAGACTTCCTTGGCTGGGTTGGTGCGCTGATAATGGGCATAGGCCTCGGGGTGACGTTGGTGTTGGAGGCTGCTACATGACAATCGGCAAGCCACGGGGAAAGGAAGCACCTCACTCCGTCAACGGCTGGGGTCAGACCAGCGAGTTGCATTTCATTGCGCGAGTGGGGACTGCGGCGCATGTCCCGGTGGACCACATGGTTCGGTTTCAATCGATGACTCACAGGGAACGGAGTCTTCGCAGGGTGGTCATCTTGTCCGGGTATCTGATGGCTTTGCAGAATCGTGCAGTCTGGTGGCCTCGAGCGAGAGTGTATGAACTGGAGAGTGCGGCGTTATCAGCGATCCAAGACGAGGCAGACCGCTGGGACATTGACGTAGAGAAGTTGAACGGTCGGGAGCCCTCGGCTGTTCTTGAGGGGGTGTAGGATGATGGGTACTGTCCTTCCCCGAAGGGAGACCGTGTCTAGATGAGTGATGGACCGAAATCGCGGGCATCTGTCCACCCTGTCAGCCTACGCAACATGGCCCGATCGATTGCGGCCAGCTATAGCGACACAGGCGCAATCGTCATCACCAAAGGAGCGGACGGGTATCGATTCGGAGTCGAGGGTATGACTCCCGACGAGGTTGAGCGGGCTGCATGCCTGCTCATCAACTACAACATCACGTTTCTTGACGATGAGGCTACTTGACCTTGTCGCCCGTCATGCGCTCGACAGGGAGAACGCTGCCAAGAAAGCAGGGCTTTCTTTTTCAGCGTGGTCACGTAAGATCTCACTTGCCGCGACCGATAGGTGAGGTGGAGAGACGGAGAATCGAACCCCGCGCCCCTAGGTGTAAAGGCTGGAACGGGAACCATCCCCTCCCCAAGTCACCATCATGCAGTTTGTGGCCCTGAGCGACCGTTTAGCCTTCCCGCCAAGGATGTTAGCTAGACGGTCGCTTTGTCATTTGTGTCTTGCATGGAGAGTGGGATGAGGTGTTCCGCGAATCAGTTGGGGTGGAGTGCCCTGTGTGTGGCACCATGGTCCCGGATGGCACTCTCTTTAGTTTCTGGTTCCAGGATCCCTACGGGTAAGGACACTACCCAGGAGCTACCAAGGTTTGGTGGAAAGCCCCCAGGCTCGGACTAGCGGAGAGGGTACTACGCCGGTCCTGTCGCCCGAGGGCTCTCCATAGGTTGGGATTTGGGAGGCGGGCACCATCTTTGAAAGGGCGGATAGCAGGCAAGAACATGGGGTGATATGATGGTGGCAGTCTGCAGTACTCTGCGCCGCAGCTTGCTTATCACACATTGGTACAGGATCCCAAGGGGATTGGCCTACTATTTGGTCCACGGCGAGAGGGAGCCAGCATGTATGCGAAACCGTTGAAGAAACGCGGGAAGAAAAAGCGGTCGAAGTCGGCGTACACCCGTCGCAAAAGGGTTTACCAGTACCTGACCAGCAAGGGCACCACGCACTGCCCTGAGGGCCACAAGTTCACGCTAGACAACTGCCGGCTGCAGGAGCGGCACATCATCTGCCATCAGTGCGAGGAGGAAGCCTGAACCTCACAGCCCCGCATTCATGGCCGCAAGCACGCCTATAGCCGCGAAAATGCACAGCATGACGAAGCCGGCTGCCTTCAGATGCTCCTTGTTGTCCTCCCGCCGCCGCTTGTCCTGTTCTAGAGCGGAAATCCTGCCTTCAAACGTGAGCGACAAGCTGGGTCTGTAAGTCCTCAGGCTGCTCAAGTGCCGCGTCTCGATAGCCCGAATCCGCCGATCGTGGTTGTTGTACCTGTCCCAGTGGGTCTGCGTTGGCTTCGGCTTGGCCTCGCAGGCCTCCTCGTACAGCTCTGCGAATTTGGCGTCTGTCACGTAATGAGTCGCCCCAGACCCGTCCGAAACCTGCCAGCCGCAATCCTTGCGCGATCGCTTCACTGTCAGCGAGTTGACCTTCAACTTGACCTTCATGTCTTCTCCCCCTCCAAGTCCCCCACCCGGCGTACCAATTCCGCAATAGTCTCGCTGTGCTCCGAGGACTTGGCTGCAGCCTTCAACTGGTTGTTTTCTTGGCGTAGTTGTTGATTGGCGTGTTCCAGCCCCCGGTTAAGCCCCTCCTGCACCACCAAGGCATCGTGAAGCCTCTGGATCGAATCCTCGCGGCTCTGGTTCCAGTTCTTGGGCTGCACCTTCCCCTTGCGCCTGCGAGCCAACATTATCGGCGCCCCCACCACCAGCCCGCAAGCTCGCCCCAGAGAACCCACACGAGGAACCCGAAGGTTCCGAATAGCGCTAGACCGACGAAACAGTTCGCCAGGGCCACGATTGCACCCCAAAACCACCAGAAAAATAGCTCAATGATTTCCATAGCTTACCCCCTCTAGTCCCAGAAAGTACCAAGAAAGTTACCCGGGAGCACCTGTTTTCTTGACTTTCTTGCGGATTCTTGTATTGAATTACGAGACGCACCGTATCGTAATGGGATTGGGAGCTGGAATGACACGACCTATCGGAAGCCGAGTGAAGGGAGAATCCCCACTCCGAGTCAATCGACAGGAGCGATTTGCCATTGGCATGGTGCAGGGTTTGTCAAAGGTCGAGGCGTTCAGGCAGGCTGGCTACACGGGCACGGAAAGGTCGGGCCCCCCGACGCTCTACAACAGGCCCGGCGTCAAGGAGCGGATTGACTTCTTGCGGTCTCAGGCCGCTGAGCAGGCAGTCGTCGCCGCCGCAGTCACCCGGGGCGAAATCATAGAGGGCCTGCGCGACAACGTGAGGAAGGCGAAGGAAGGCACACCGCTCCTCGGTCGCAACGGAGAACCCACCGACATCAGCAAGCCGGATCTCGCCAGCGCCAACCGTGGCCTCGAGATCATGGCGAAGATGCACGGGTTCATGCTGGACGTGACCCGAGACGACTCCTTCAACGACAGCCTGAACCAAATGGAGCAGCCCGAAGCCGAAGCCCTCGTCCTGAGCCTCATTGAGCAACTCGACCCAAATGCTCGCAAGATGATGCTGGATGGTCTGTCCAAGAAGAAGGCCGAAACCACTGAAGAGGGGGAGACGCTTCAGTGAACCTAGGGGAACTCAAAGAGGCCGCGAAGGTGCTCAAGGCTCTCACGTACAACCTAGCGTTGGCGTACAAGCCTTACCCAAAGCAGCTTGAGTTTCATACGACGGGAGCCACCAAGAGGGAACGTGCACTTTTGGCCGCCAATCAGGTCGGTAAGACAAGATGCGCCGGCATGGAAGTCAAATACCACACCACGGGAGAGTACCCGCCGTGGTGGGAGGGGAGGCGTTTCGATGGCCCCACCCGAGGTTGGGCAGCCGGAACATCCGCTGAGGGAACTCGTGATGGTGTGCAGAGAATCCTTCTGGGTGAGGGCAGCGAGCACGGTACCGGAACAATCCCGAAAGCGGCCATCATCGACGTGAAGATGGCGCGAGGCACGCCGAATGCCGTTGCTCAGATATTCATCAAGCACAAGTCTGGCGGGACATCCTATATCGGCTTCCGCACTTACGAGCAAGAGGTAGACAGGTGGGCGTCTGAATCGCTGAACTGGCTGTGGTGTGACGAAGAGCCGCCCATAAAGCTGTACACCGAAGGCCTCGCACGCCTTACTGCGCGACAAGGCATCGCGTTTTCCACACTCACGCCGCTCCTCGGCATGACCAAGATGATTCAGATGTTCTACCCGCAGCCGGATACCCTTGACCGGTCGCTCACCATGATGACGCTCGATGACGTAGGGCACTTCACTCAGAACGAGAAAGAGCAAATCTACGCCGCCTACCCGCCGCACGAACGGGAAGCAAGAATGCTAGGTATTCCGATGCTCGGCAGTGGTCGTGTCTTCCCGGTAACCCGTGCGTCCATCATGTGTAAGCCATTCGAGATTCCCGACCATTGGCCGCTGCTCGGCGGCATTGACTTCGGATGGGACCACCCGACGGGCTGCGTGTCCATCGCATGGGACCGTGACGCCGATTGCATCTACGTGACCCATGCCTACAAGGAACGCGAGAAAGACCCATCGCAGATGTCTGTGGAAATCAAGAACTGGAATCCCGGTCAGCCGTGGGCATGGCCTCATGACGGAAACCGCATCGGGGACCGCAGTCAGAACCTGACTGAAGCAGGCATGTATCGCAGAGCAGGCGTTCGGATGCTCCCCGAGCACGCGACCTTCGATGACGGCGGGCACAGCACCGAGGCAGGCGTTATGGAGATGCTGCTACGGATGCGTTCGGGTCGCCTGAAAGTGTTTCACCACTTGGAGGCATGGTTCGCTGAATTCGACTTGTATCACCGGAAGGATGGCAAACTCGTCAAAGAAAACGATGACCTGTTGTCGGCTACCCGGATGTGCGTGATGGCTAAGCGCTTCGCGAGAACTGCCGAACCGATGAACAGATTTCCAACATCGGTACCCGACTATGACCCGCTATCACGGGAGGTGGCGTGAGCAGCCTATTTCTGAAAGCGTCGAATCCAATAAATCTCCTGTCACCTCATGGCATCACAAAGGCCTTGTCCGGGAAGGCTTTCGGGTCAAGCGAGGCTGCCGACGTGCCGCAGCTCCCGACAATCAATGACCCGAAGATTGAAGCAGAGAAACGCAGGCAACTTGCCGCAGCCCTGCAACGCGGCGGCCGGCAGGCAACGATTCTCACTGGTGGTCAAGGCGTCCAAGGTCCAATACTCGGCACAGGAGCGCAGCTAACCGGAGGTGTCGTATGAGCAAGGTATTTGACCCGATCGGGCTGTTCAGTGACAAAGGCAAGAAGCAACGGAAGGCTGCGAAGCGAGAACGTGAACGGCTGGAGGCCGAACAGTTGGCCCAGCAGGAGCGCGAAGACTTCGTCACGCAGGCACGCTCTGCTCAGGCACGTTCCCTGCTGGGTGGCCGACCCGGCAGCACACAAGCATCAATTCTAGGCTAAGGCACTCATGGCAACCGACCCACTGTACAAACGACTGATTGCGAGAGCCGGCGAAGTCGAGGCTGAACGCAAGACCACGGACAACACTTGGCAAGAGATTGCCGATAACTTGTTTGGCCGGCGTGATTTCACGGTGGTTCGCACCAAGGGCGAACAGAGACTCCGGGAAATCTACGATGACACGTCCAAGGTGTCCGGGTCATTGCTGTCGGGTGCCATCCACAGTCTCATGACAAGTCCTGCCGCCCGGTGGTTTGGACTGGCGTTTGAAGACCCGAGATTGCAGGATGACGCCGAAGCGGCTGAATGGCTGGACCTTGCCGAGAAACGCATGTACGCGGCACTCGGCGCACCCGCCGCGAACTTCCATGCACAACTCTCCGAGACCTATTTTGACCTGATTGCCTTTGGCACTGGTGCCCTGTTCATTGACGACGTTCCGGGTGCTGGCGTGAGATTCTCAGCGAGGCCACTACAGGAACTGTACCTGGCTGAAGACCCGAGTGGCCGGATTGACACGATTGCAAGACTGTTCCCGCTGACCGCACGGCAGGCAGTAGACCTGTGGGGTAACAAGGCAAAATCTGCAGCCAAGTCGCTTGACGGCGACCACTCCGAAGACCGGCAGAACTATTGGCACATCATTGTCCCGAATGACGACATGGTGGTCGGCAAACTCGATTCAACCGGGATGCCATGGGCTTCCTTCTTCTTGTCGCCGACTGACTCAGCCATCATGGGCCAAGGCGGATACCATGAATTGCCGATGGCGACTCCTCGCTGGGAACAGGATGCCGGCGAGGTGTACGGCAGAGGCCCCGGTTGGAATGCACTAGCCAACCAGAAGATGCTGAACGAGATGAAGAAGGTCACCCTGAAGGCAGGGCAGAAAGCCGTTGACCCGCCGCTCATGGTTGACTCTGAAGGGGTCCTGCCCGGTGACCTCCGAACTCACCCGAAGGCAATCATTCCGATAAACGCAGTCGGCGCGATGATGAATCCGCCGATTCAACCGTTGCCGAGTGGGGCCAACTTCAACATCGGCGAAGCGATGATTGCCGATGTACGGAAGGCGGTACAGGATTCGTTCCATCATCAACTGATTGAGACCATCCGAGACCCACGGATGACGGCCACGCAGGTCCTCGAGTTGTCCGCGCAGATGACGCGGCACCTGGCTCCGATACTTGGACGCCTGCAAACGGAGCTCCTCGAGCCTGTCATTGAACGGGTGTTCGCGATCGAGTCGCGTGCAGGTCGCTTGCCTCCAACTCCACCGCACATCAGCGATTTGCCGCTGAAGATTGATTACGTGAGCCCCGTAGCAAAAGCTCAGCAAACGAGCGATGCGCGGGCAATAATCGACTTCAGCGGCGCAATGGCAAACTTGTCGGCTGTGGTGCCCGACGTATTGGATGTCGTGGACTTCGACAAGGGAGCGCGTGAACTCGGCGAAGCGCTAGGCGTACCAAAGGGGATGCTCCGCGACAGTCAAGAGGTTGCGCAACGCAGGGAGGCAGCGGCACAACTCGCCGCCGAGCAGCAAGAACAACAAGACCTCGTCACAGCCACCGACCAGATAGCGAAGCTCGCGAAGGCGGCTCCGCAGCAAGGGGCAGCGTAATTGGCTTATGTGGACCGGCTTACGAAAGACTATCGAACGACATTTGGGACCGCTGCCGGAAAGCATGTCCTCATGGACCTGTACGGCCACTGCCACGGCAAAGACACTACGTTCCCTCCCGGCACTGATTCGCATGGGCTTGCATTAAATGAAGGCAAACGCTGGGCGTACCTGCGCATCATGGGGTTCCTCAGCACCGAAGACGACGCCGCCCGCGAGGCGTGGGCGGAGCACATGAACGAAAGGCGCATCGAAGAGGAGCACAACAAGTGATTGAAGGCACAGTTGATATTTCAGGGTCGGCAGAAGCGCCGGCAGCCCCGGTATCAGAACCGGTATCCACCCCAGTAGCCCCGGTTGCAGAGCCGAGTTGGCGTGATTCGTTGTCAGCGGATTTGAAGGACAATCCGACGTTGACGAAGATTGCAGACGTGGAGTCGCTCGCGAAAGAGCATGTGAACGTGCAGAAGCTCATCGGTGCGGACAAGATACCGAGGCCTCAGGACGACTGGAACGACCAGCAGTGGTCCGACCACTTCACGAGAATCGGCAGACCCGACAAGGTTGATGGCTATGACCTGGGTGGTGTCGAGGTACCCGAAGGTCTGCCTGTCTCCGATGACCTTCAGACTGCAGTAGTCGCGAAGATGCATTCGCTCGGTCTGAATCAGAAGCAGGTCGCAGGCGTGCTCGGCGAATACTACGCCTTGCAGGGCGACCAATTCACGCAGTCTCAGGGCGACGCGGCGCGCACCACAGAGGCCGGAATCAGGGAGTTGCAGAACGAATGGGGCAAGTCGTTCGGCGCGCATGTGGACCTTGCGAAGCGCGCGATTACGGCAGCCGCGGGAGATGGGTTTGAAGAACTCGCTGGCCTCACGATGTCCGACGGCACGCTGTTCGGTGACCACCCGCTGGTCATCAAGGCATTCGCGACTCTTGGCGACAGGCTGGATGAACATGGACTGGTTGGCGGTGGTCAGCAGGTCCGCACAACCATGACGCCCGCAGAGGCAGCGGCGGAAATCGACGCACTGAACGGCGGGAAAGACGACTTCCCGTTGAAGTACAACGACAAGAACCACACGCAGCACGCATGGGCGGTGCAGCGCATGAACGAACTGTTCGAGATGAAAGCCGCCTCTTCTGAAGGGGCATAAATAGCGCAGGGAAGGAACCAACATGGGCAATGAACGAGACCTGACATACAAGAGCATCGACCAGATTCCGGTGAGTACGGACACCCCAGCGTCAGGCGATTTCCGCCTGTGGTGGGACGCGGTTGCAAAGGAGTGGAAGAAGCAGGACGCCTCCACGGGTGATGCGGCTTTCGATGAGCTTGCCGTTGACGACCTGACGGTGACTACAGGTGCCACCTTCTCGGGTGCAACGATTGCCGACCTCGGCACGGTCACTGCGGCAACCTTCGCAGCCGGCACCATTGCCGACCTCGGCACAGTCACGACGGCAACGTCTATCACGACCGATGCGCTGGTAGCGGGTACCGCCGCGACGTTTGCAGGCGGGACCATCGCGGACCTCGGCACGGTCTCGGCAGCTACGGCAATCACCACGACCGCGTTGACTATCGCAGCCCGCCCAATGGGTCGTGCTCCAGTGGCACTCGATGCGACAGACAGCATCACCGTCGCAGAGCACGCGAACCGCATCATGTATTGCACGACAGCCGGAGCCATGACGTGGACCCTCCCCGCAGCAACGGGAACAGGCGACTTCTACATGTTCCTGATGGGCATTCTGGCAACGGGCAACCACGTGATTGTCTGCTCCGAGACGACCACACACCGAATGATCGGGTCGAACACCGTAGCCGATGGCGACACGCTGTTCCTCCCTGCCGCGTTCAAGCCCGGCGCCAGTGACGATACGTTCACATGGAACGGCGGGACCACGGGTGGTGAACTCGGCGACTGGGTGAAGATGACAGACGTTGCAACGAACAAGTGGCTTGTTGAAGGTGCCGCGCAGACACAGACTGGCGAGACCCCGACAACGCCGTTCAGCAACACGTAAGGAGAATTGCTCCGGGTAGCCTTCGGGTCCGGTGCTGACCGAAAGCAGGTCGTTCGCCCGCACGTAAGCGGGTAGAAGCGGTCCACGAATTGCCACGCGGATAGCCGAAAGGTCCGCAAAGGCTCAGTGGGTAGCCGGTTTGTTGACTGAGACATCAACAACTGGAGGCTCTCATGAGCACGCAGCAACCGACCCATTTTATCAACCAGTACACGAACAACATCACCATCCTGCAGCAGCAGATGTTTGCCAATCTGCGGAACGCTGTGGACACCGAGACCGTGAACGGAGAGTTTGCATTCTTCGATCAGGTCGCGGCAACCTCGATGAGCGAAATCACGACCCGGCACGGCGATACCGAACTGACCGATACGATCCATCGTCGGCGCAGGGTTGGGATGCAGGACTTCGGCGTAGCGGACATGATCGACAATGCGGACAAGGTCCGCACGCTCAACGACCCGACGAACCCGTATGTTCGGCAGTTCGCTTCGGCAGCAGGTCGTCAGACCGATGACCTGATTATCGCTGCATTCGACGCAACGGTCAGCACCGGAAAGACCGGGACTGGCTCGGACGCATTCGACACGGGCACCTACCAGATCGCAGCCGGCGGGACGAACCTGACCACGGACAAGCTTCGCACTGCTCGTAAGATTCTGGAAGCGGCTGAGAACCCGGAAGATGATTCCGACAATCAGTGGTACGTGGTCTGCTCCGCCAATCAGAGGGCCGCATTGCTCGCGGACTCCGAGTATCAGAACTCGGACTTCAACAGCGTGAAGGCTCTCGTGGACGGCAACGTCGATGACTGGCTGGGCTTCAAGTTCCTGAAGTCGGAGCGGCTGTCACTGTCCACGAATGACAGGAGCTGCTGGGCATGGCGCAAGGCGAGCATGAAGCTGGCTATCGGTGCAGACCCTACGGGCTTCATCGATGTCATCCCGACGAAGAACCACAGCACGCAGGTGCGCTACGCGATGACACAGGGTGCTGTACGTATGGACCAGGTCGGCGTTGTAGAGATTATCTGCGACGAGACCGCGTAGGAAGTTTGGATGCGCTCGGGGTGCGGAGTCGTGCCCCGGGCTAATCCAGCAATGCGATGCGGTGTCGTGTCGCAAAAGGAAACATGAATAATGTCTAGTTATTTCTCTGACCTCCTCGCCGAGCGTGGCTCCAGTAACGAGGCGGCTACGGCAGTAGTCTCCGGGTTCAAGGCTGCGGTTGGCAACAGCCATGCTCGTCTTCGTAAGAGCGTGGGCCGCGCCAACACGGCGGACAGTACCGGATTCCAGACGACCGATACCGTTCGCATGGTCACTCTGAAGTCCGGCGACCGACTGCACAAGCTGGAGCTGACCGCGGACGGGACTGCAACGGCTGGCGCTGTCAACGTAGGACTCTACCTGTCCGGTGCAGCGCACAACGGCGCCGTGGTCGATGTGGACCTGTTCGCATCCGCGGTCACCATCAGCACGGAGCTGGACCTCACCGACGTCTTCGCTGAGAGCACTACTCTCGATGGCGTAGACCGAGGCAGGACGTTGTGGGAGTTGGCGGCACTCGGCGCTGGCTCGGATACCGTTGACCCTCTCGTGAAGTACGACTTCGTCATTGTTCCAAGTACGAACTTCGACGATGACACGGAGTTGACGCTGGTGGCTACCTACACCGCAGGCGACTGATACCAACCACTGAGCGGGGGCTTCGGCCCCTGCTCCTTGGGGGCTCCACATGGCAGCAGGCATCGACATCATCAACGCGGCGCTCAGTAAGCTGGGAGAACAAGCGATTCTCTCGGTTGCGGACGTAAGCGTGCCGGGGCGTCTCGCCAACCGGACCTACGCAGACATCCGGGATGCGTTGCTAAGAGAATTCCCGTGGAACTTCGCGACGCAGAGAGCTTCGCTATCGGCTGACGTAGCGACGCCCGTCTGGGGCTTCGATTACCAGTACACGTTACCGACCGGGTGCTTGAGACTCATCCAAGTGAACACTACCGGAGATGAGGATTGGCGGAACGAGTCCGGCAAGGTTGTCACGGATATGACGGCACCTCTCGAGATTCGCTACATCGGCTCGGTCGCTGTAGACAACATGGACCCGACATTTCGTGAGGCACTCGCAGCACGCCTTGCAATGGAATGGGCAGAGCCTCTTTCGCAGACCACCAGTGTCGGGCAACAGATGGCGACCATGTACCGCAACAAGCTGCAGGTCGCTCGGGTTGCTGACGGACAAGAAGACAAGGTTCAACTGCTTGATGCACCGGATTTCATTGACGCACGGTTCGTATCAGCCGCGAGGTAAGCAGTGCCGAAGGTTTCACAACTCGTCAACTCCTTCAACGGCGGAGAGCTTGCGCCTGAGTTCCACGGGCGCACTGATACCAAGAAGTACAACAGCGGCGCTGCAAGTATCGAGAACTTCGTCGTACATCCTGAAGGGGGTCTGCATCGGCGGAGCGGTACTCGCTTCGTAGATGCCGCCTTCGACTCGTCCAAGAAGTCGCGCATGATTCCCTTCATCTTCTCGACGACCCAAGCGTACATGCTGGAGTTCAGTGAGTACGTAATCCGCGTATTTGCTGACGAGGTGCGGGTTGACGTAGACGACCACGAGTTTTTGCCTGCAGTGGTTGACACGACTGCCGAAGAAATAAACATCGCCGACCACGGGTACGTGCACAACCAAGGCCCGTTCCGCTTGACGAACGCTGGCGGTGGATTGCCTGCGGGTCTCGCTATCGATACCGACTATTTCATGTCGATGCCGCAGGCGAAGACGTACACCGCAGCCGATGTGGTCGCGGGGGCTGGCGGCACAATCACGTTCTCGACGGCCCATAACTATTCTCCGCAGCAGGGTCCGTTCAGGATGACGGCGGCTGGCGGCATGATGGTAGGGCACCCACAAGCGATTACAGATTATTATGTAATAGTCTCCAGTCCCACTGCGATACAGATAAGCGCGACCGCCGGCGGCGGCGCACTGTCGTTGTCGGTGCCGCAAGACGATGGCACTGGCGTGTACACATTCGCTCCGACCGGAGATTACCTGCGCGACAAGTTCGCGCTGGCGATTGCTGTAGATGGGGCTCCAATAGACATCACAGGACAGGGCACCGGCACGCACACAATCACACCGAATCCACTTGGGACCCCGACGGGTCTGCCGCTTGAGATACCGACGCCGTATGCCGAGTCGGAGTTGTATGAGATACAGTACGTGCAGTCTGCTGACTTCCTGTTCATCGACCACAAAGACCATAGGCCTGCACAGCTCACACGCGCAGGGAATACGAAGTGGGCGCTGGATTTTACGAATATCCTAGATGGCGCATTCACGGAGCCAGAAAACGCTGACACGAGTTCCCCTATGCTCTTCTCGGCGACCGCTACGACTGGCGTAACTGCCTTTGCTTTTAATGCCGGAGTGGTGTTGACGGTGGAGGATATAGGGAGGATTCTCAGGATAAGGCATAGTGCCCAAATCGGTGTCGCAGAGATAGTCGGGATAGATACGAATCTCGGCCCGCCGTTCCGATTCGGTTCTATGAACGTCATATCCGATCTGGCTAGCACCGGCGCCACCTCTACGTGGCGGATGGGTGCTTGGCATACTGGCAATTGGCCTTCGTCCCTGTCATTCTTTGAGCAGCGGTTGGCACATGGCGGCGAAGCGGCAACGCCTCAAACTCTGCACGGCAGCAATACGTCCGCGTTCAACTTGTTCGCCCCATCAGAGGTTGACGAGGAGGTACTGGCTACCAACGCCGTCAACTTCACCATTGCAATCAACCAAGTCAACGCAATCCGCTGGATGGCCCTGCACAATCGATTGATTATTGCGACATCAAACGCGCTGTTCACTGCCCGCGCATCATTCGACGGAGAGCCGATAACCCCGACGAACATCCAAGTCCAGAAGATTTCCGATATCGGCGCACTTGGCATCTCGCCTGTCAGCATCAACGATGAATTGGTGTACGTCACCGCGAACAGTCAGAGCCTCCGCGGCTTTACGCTTCACCGCGATTCAGACACAGTGTCCCCAGTAGACATCACGCTGCTGGCAAAGCACATCTTCGGTAGAACTCTCATCGTCCAAGACATGGCGTACCAGCAGGACCGGCAGTCAGTCCTTTGGGTGGTCCGGGGCGACGGGGTGCTAGCGGCAGTCACCTACGTGCCAGACCAAGAAGTCTTCGGTTGGCATCGGCACATCGTTGGAGGCAACTTCGGGTCGGGCACGGCCACGACATTTGCCGCAGCCACGATCGATGCCGATGAAGACACCATCACGTTCACGCTGGAGCATGGGTGGCGAACCGGGCAAGGTCCGTTCACGTTGACAACGGACGACACCCTGCCGACAGGCACTGCGGTGAACACGAACTACTATGTGCGGGTTGTCGATGTCAACACCGTGAAACTCACGACGATGCCCGATCCAGATGGCGCAGTCATCGACATGACGGATGCTGGAGTAGGTACGCACACCATCACTGAGTCGGGCGCCGCTGTCGTGGAATCAGTCGCCGTCATCCCGGCACCGAATGCCACACATGACCAAGTCTGGATGAGCGTGAAGCGGACCATCGGTGGCTCAACTGCTCGGCACATTGAGTTCTTCGAGGATGAATGGCTGTCAGGCACCGATACGGAAATGCGGTACGTGGATTCCGCTCCCGTTGCCTACTCCGGCGGCGCAGTATCGTCCATCAGCGGACTCGACCATCTGGAAGGTGAGACGGTGCAGATTCTCGCGGGTGGCGCCGTGCATCCCTCCCGGGTCGTCTCGAGCGGAGCAGTCACGCTGACCGGCTCGTTCACTGACGTTCTGGTGGGGCTCCGGTACATCTCGGAGCTCGAAACCCTCAGGTTTGAGCCGCCCGACCCGGAAGGCTCCTCCATGGGCAAAATGGCGAGAACCGATCATGTGGTGTTGCGCCTATTCGAGACCATCGGCGGTGAGATTGGCCCCGACATCGACAGCATGTTGCCGTTGGTCCTCAGGGCTCCCGGAGCTCCAATGGATGAATCTACAGCGGCGCTCACCGGGGACCACAAAGTCGCGGTTTCCGGGGCATTCCAACGGGAAAAGCGGCTGTTCATACGGCAAAACCAGCCGTTACCGCTGAATTTGCTGTCAATGAACATTATGAGCAGCACGGGGCAACGCTGATGTGGCGTGAAACCAAATACGAAGATTTGCACCGAATACCGCTATCAGATGACCCAACTGATGCGGATATGCGGTCGATTCTGACCGATTCGGACGATACGCGCGATTTGCTGCGTGAGAATGCCAGAACCTGGGAAGAAGAGGACGGCAGGGTCATCGCGATTGTCGGGGTAGCGCCCATGTGGAAGGGCGTCGGAACCGTCTGGACAATGCTCTCTGATGAGGCTAGGGACCGCGGTGTGCCGCTCACACGAGGCGTTCTGAGGTTCCTGCGCATGCTGTACCGGGAGCGCGGCTATTGGCGGTTACAGGCGACTACAGTGCGCCGAGACGAGCCTGCGCGGCTATGGATTCTGCAACTCGGGTTCGGCTACGAGGGCACCATGGTTGCCTATGGCCCTGACGGTCAGACGCACGATATGTACGCGAGGGTCGAATAATGGCTATCGCAGGGTTGGTTCTTTCAGGCATCAGCGCCGCAACGCCCATGCAGGGCGGGATATCAGCGCAAATGGACGCTGCCGAACAAGCGAAGTTGCTCAGCGTCATCGGCGAGATCGAGGCGTCTGACAGGCGACGAGCAGGCCGGAAACTGATTGCAGAGCAACAGGTGGCATTCGCAGGCTCCGGCGTGGACATACAGACCGGCTCACCGCTTGACGTGCTCGGAGACACGGTGGCGGAAATCGAACTGGATGCACTGAGAGCCAAATTCGCCAGACAGACTCAGGGCTTCGCGACTGCGCAGCGCGGTCAGCAAGCACAGACTCAAGGGGCTTCTGCCGGTCTCGGTACGATTCTCGGCGGTGTGAGCAGATTCGCATCTAGCAGGGGCAGGTGACGCATGCCTAGAGTGCCCACAGCCAGAACGACCACGGGAGTGCAGCTGACCCTGCCCGATCCGGCTGCTGCGCTTCAGACTGCTCAGAGCGTTGCTGGTGTGTTTGATGCGGCTGGCGGGTTGGTTGCCCAGTTCGCCGAGCGGCGAAACCGGCAAAGGGCCATCGATGAATCGAACGAGGCAATCGCTGGATTCACGAGGGGCCTTGACGAACTCGACCAGCAGGTGGTGCAGGGTGATGTTATCGCAGACATCACTGCCAATTTCGATACAGGCAGCGAGGCGCTCAGGGAGCAGTTTGGTGGTGGTATCAGGAGCAAGGCGGGGCAGCAACGATTCGATGACATGTCAACGCGCCTCGTCACCGCTCATCGGGCAATTGTTGGGCAGAAGCAATTCACACGCGAGCAGGTCGCAGGACGTGCAGTTTTGGACGATGGCCTAGACGCCGCCATCGATTCCGTCATCATTGCGCCGCACAAGCTAATCCGAGACGAAAACACCGCCAACGGCTTGGCGATGATTGACGAAACAGAGCACCTGCTGGCAGAAGAGAAGCCGGCAGCCCGCGAGGCATTCCTCAAGAATATCGATATCCGCACAATCACCCGGCTGGTTGACTTGGCAGATGCTTCAAAGGACGAAGCCGAGGCAATGGGACACCTCGGCGTGGCGGCGGAAATCCTGAAGGACCCGGAACGAACGCCGAACCTCAGCAGCGCCGAACGGACCACGCTGCGCCGCTCGGTGCAGGCAGAACTCGCCGACGCCACTGCACGATTCAATCGTGGCGAAGTGAGAGCCTTGCGCAAAGACATCGCTACCGTCGAGACGCCTGAGGAAGCCGCGATAATTACCGACAAGATAACGACCCTCCTGGATGAAGGGGCTATCGGGGACCCCGGAGCAGCGCAGTTGGACGAATTGCTGCGCAGTAGGCTGGCTACGATGGCATCCGCAGGCGCTGGTGCGATTAGCATCGGGGTTGCGAGGCGTCTCGGGATCCCAGTAGACCCGAAGAACCGCAAGCAAGTAGACGACTACTACAAGAATATCTTCTTGCCTGAGTTGGCTGGCAAAACGATGGAAGAGGTGGATGACGCCGTTGTCGAACTCGTCGGTGACATCAATATTCTGCCCCCCACAGTGGAGAGCAACCTGCGGACTGCCGCGAATACTGACAACCCTCAGCTTGTCGCGCAGGCAGCGCAGTTGTTCGTCGAGTTGAAGCAGGCGTCACCACAGGCAATGCGTAGCGCGGTCGTTTCTGATTCCACTTCGATTCTGCTGGAGAACATCGATGAAGCAGTCCGGCTGAACGTGCCTGAGGCCGAAGCACTGAAACGGGAGCGGGAACGGGAGGCGCTCAGCCCGTCCGTGTTGGCTGGCAGGCAGACGCAGTACCGGGAATTCCTCAAGGAAGAGTCGAACGAGTCATGGATTAACGACAACGTTGGCACTTTTGATTTGGTGCGTCCATTCGCATTCGACCCAGGCGTCGATGTCATTGGGCCAGACCTCGAGGGGATGTTCGATTCCGAAGTCAAGCGGATGTTCCTGAAGGACCCTAATATCGACAAGGCTAGGACTCGAGCCCTCGAACGGGTGGCTCGCGTAGTCGGCGTGTCGCAGGTCGGCGGAGAGAACCGGCTCATGTACTTGGCCCCCGAGCTGATGTACCCCGGGTTCAATGGTGACTCCGAAGAGATTACCCGGCAACTCATCGAAGACGTGCGCGCCGCGAATCCTCCAGAGATTGCGGGACTTGATGACGAAGCATTGGCGGCCAGACTGATTATCAGCGCGGACTCAGACAGCATGAGAGAGAACGACGGCTTCCAGTTGACGCCCGGGTACAACGTGTCCCTGAGAGGTCCCGCAGAGGACGATAGCCCGGGGCCGTTGATGGGCATTCGCTTCTTCCCGGAGCAGGATGAGTTCGCAGCACGGCAAGAGGTGGACGCGATCAAGGAAGCAGCGGCAGCGCATGAAGCGCAGCAACAGGTGCGACGAGCACAGAAGACACGGGCCGCCGCTGGTGACGTTGCGGGCGCAGAGGGAATCAGGCTGCGAGAGGCGGGCATATTCACACCGGAGGCCGGGCCTTGACTCTCAACAAACGAGTCCTGCTGTCCCCGACCCGGAGTCATATACCGGGCACGCAGCCGCCTGCGATGGTGACTGAGCGGCCTAGCTTCGGTCAGACGGTGCAGGATGCGTTTGCGGTGCAGAACACTCTGGTTGCTGGCTTCCAGTTTGCTCAGGAGTTGTCTGCGGGCGCCGATGACTTGGTAATCGAAGGCTTCGACCCGTTCGACGGCATAGAAGGAACCATATTCGAGGAGTTCCCTGAATCTCTCATTGGCGTCGTCACTCCAGACGAGAAGGACCGGGCAGAGGCGAAGCTCAATGAGGAGTTGGCAGCACGCGAACGGCTGGCAAACTCCGGGATACTCGGGATTGTCGCTGAATTCGGCGCTGGCGCACTCGACCCGCTGCTGTTGCTCCCGGTTGGTGGTCAGGTGAAGGTTGCTCGGTCGATGGTGCTCGCAGCCAAAGCAACCCGGACGGCGCGTGCTGCTGAGCTTGGCAAGGTTGCGCTAACGGGCGTGACGAGTGCCGACCAAGTGAGCCTGCTGACAGCGGGCATCACAACTGCACGCGCTGGCCTGCTCGGCCAAACTGCGTCAGAGGCAGTTCTGCATTCCTCGCAAGACGCCAGGACATTCGGGGAGAGTGCGGCGAACGTGACGGCGGGTATGGTACTTGGCGCAGTGCTTGGCTCCGGCGTTGCGCATCTATCAGCGAAGCAACGCAAGGCGGCGCTGCAAGTCATAGAGGAGGACTTTGGAAAGGTCGCTGGTGGCTCTCCCGAATTCGATGCCCCGGTGATTACCCAGCAGGACTTGGTGCGGCCATCGGACGGCAGCCCCTCCGCTGCAGAAATCAAAATACAGAACGCGCTGGTGAGAGGCATTGAGAGTGCCGCATCTAGCCCAGTTATTCGCAACTTGACATCAACGCCACTGATAGAAACGATTTCGCTGAGTCACTCTGGCAAGGCAAAGCAGGTCGGGCTTGAGATGATGGATTCCCCGGTGCGCGTAGAGGGCTTCAACCCAGGCCCCACGATGGAGTCTGAGATTCGTGGCACTATGGACGCGCTTCGCGCTCAGATGTACGGCGCACGAGATGAACTCTACACGCGGTATAGAACTCGCATCGCCAAAGAGAAGGGTGAGGGTGGTGCGTTTGTCTCGGAGGGTGGCAGGGCGAGAGCCGGAATCATCAGGGCAACGGATGCGGTCACAGGTCGCGCCAAGGAAAGGGGGATTCTGTCTCGTGATGAGTTTGAGGTGCTCGCCGGCAAGTCGTCTCGGTCCGCTGATAGCGGCGTGCCGGAGGTTGACGAGTTCGCCACGTTTCTAGATGACATCATCGTCAAGCCGATACTTGAGGACGCTACCGCCTTGGAGATGTTCCCGGAAGAAGTGATGGCACTGGGGCCGAAGGGCTCTCGGCGGTATCTAACCCGCTCGTACCTGAAAGAGAAGCTGATAGCAGAAGAGGACGTCGTCAAGTCCCAGAAGATTAAGCCGTGGTTGTCGGGTGCTATAGACGACGATGAGATTGACGCGATCCTGAAGGCTGCCAAGTTCAAGAAGAAGGACATCAAGCCGCCACCTCCCAAGGGGGAACTGGAATTCTTGTCTCCAATGGCTCGCCGTTCATTCACGCCGGAGCAGGCTACGGCACTCGACGAGGCAATCGACCGGCAAGTGTTCTCTACGTTCGAGAACCTCACTGCGAGTACCCGAGGCAGGTCTCCGTACGAGCGGCAGCCCGTGGGCAAGGGGAGCCCGTTCAAGGAACGTGCAATGGCTTGGGCTGATAGTGAAGTCGAGGAGTACCTAGAGCAAAACATCGTGGTGCTGATGGAGCGTTATTTGAACACAATGGTCCCAGACATTGCTGCCATGCGAAAATTCGGCAGCCTCGATTTGGACGTGCAGTTCAATGGCAAGGGTGGTATCGCCGAGGAGTACGCAGCGGTGCGAGCGGCGGCGAAGACGCCGAAGGAGCGCCTGAAGATTCAGAAGCAACAGGAGCGGGACAAAGACAACCTTCTCGGGGCGATGGCGGTTCTGCGGGGCACCAACGCCCTGCCGACCGACCGACCCGGCAAGGCGCTTGTGACTGCCGCAAGGGGAGTCCGTGCGGTCAACTATCTGAGCATGGGCGGCGGCTTCGTCATCAACTCGTTTGTGGACCCCGGAATGATTGCAATGAAGAATGGAGTGGCACGCACATTCCGCACAGGGATAGTCCCGTTTGCAACGCATCTCAACGCAACGAAGATGGCGAGGGCTGAGTTGAACAGGCTCGGAGCCGCGTTGGACTTGCAAGTCGGCACTCGCAGTGCATCTCTCGCTGACATCGGCAACGACTTCGCACAGAACGGCGCCGACCAAGTAGCGCAAGCGATGTCAAACCGAATGTCAATCGTAAATCTGATGGCTCCGTGGAATGCGCTGTGGCAGGGTGTGTCCGGCAACGTCAATATGACCAAGATGATTGAATCTCTCATCAAGGAAGGCAAGGGAACTGCCACTGCGAGGGAGATTGCAGACCTCGAATTCGTGCGGCTCACCCCCGAAATGCGTGGACGCATCAGGGAGCAGTTGTCCCTTGATGGCGGCATGGTGTCCGAAGGCCCGCTGAAGTGGTCAGACACCGAAGTCTGGACGGACTTGGAAGTGCGTAGGGCGTGGGGCAGTGCGGTGCGTTCGTCAATCAACTCTCAGATTCTCGATCCAGGCGTCGGCTCCGTCCCATCCATAATGAATAAGGAGTGGGGCAAGACAGTATTCCAGTTTCAGCGGTTCATGTTCGCCGGTACGCATAGCGTGCTGATGTCAGGCATTCAGGACTGGCGGTTCGTGTCCACATGGACAGGACTCGCCGGGATGGTCGGTCTCGGCATGATGGTCGAATCGATAAAGAACGCCCAGAACGATAGGCCGAACCCCGAAGGCGTCGGTGATTGGGTGCTGGCCGCAATGGACCGCACCGGCCTATTCGGAGCCTATGGTCAGGTTTACAATGTCACCGCTGGAGTTCTCGGGAAGGAAGGGCTCTCTAGCCGCTTCGCTGCTCGAAATCTCTTCTCAACGGCATTGGGTCCTTCGGCCGGCACTGCACAGACAGCGCTCCTGCTTCCGTCTAGAGTCAGGGGCGCCGAGGCCACAGGCGGCGACTTCTCAGACAAGGACCTCAACAGAATCCGCCGACTTCTTCCATACAACCAAGTCCCATACTTCCAATGGGGCGTTGACCAAATAGAGGAAGGTATCGCTAGTGGTCTCAACCTTCCGAAGAAGCGCAAACGGAGGCGCACCCAATGACCATATCCGCAACAGACACATCAGTTCAGTACACGGGAGACGGCACCGACGCGGTACTGTCTACGGTGTTCACGTATTTCGCTGATGGCGATGTGGTCGTTACTCAGCGCATCACGGCAACGGGTGTCGAGGCCACAATGGTCAAGGGCACTCATTACAGCATTGCAGGAGGCTCTACGACGGGTGCGGTAGGCAACGTGACGGTGATTACCGGCGCGACAAACTTCACCACAGCCATGACGTGGACTATCAAGAGAGCCGTGCCGTTGACCCAGAGCACTGACTACGTGGAGAACGATAGATTCCCGGCGGCTTCCCACGAGACTGCGCTTGACCGTGCAACGATGCAAGCCCAAGACGTTGACTCTCGCAGGTCGATAACGGCTCCAGTAACGGACCTCACGTCGATATCGCTGGAACTGCCGTCCTCCGTTGACCGGGCAAGCAAGCTGATGTCGTTCGATGCCTCTGGGGCCGCATCGGTGGCGACGCCGACAACCGTCGGGTATGGCAAGGTTCGTCTGGCAATCAAGATAGCGTCAACCGATACGACCCTTACGCTTACCGCTGAAGACTGGCCGTCCACATACAACAGCGTGGAGTTGGAATTCTGCGGGCTGCTCGCAGACGCGGTAAGTGCAAAGCTCGAAATCAGACCGATTGACACGGGAGTCGTGCAGACCACAAACATGAGCATCATGGAGAGCCGCAACGTGGCTGGCACAGTCACGACGCCTACCGGCACCGACTGGATGCTTGACTTTGCAACTTCAACGGGCACCGACGACAGGATGAACGGTAGCGTCATATTCACCAACAACAACGGCTTCCTGAACGGGCACGGACAGTTCACGTATCGTTCAACCACGAATCATGTGCATACGATTGTGTCGTATCAGAGGCATACAACCATCGGCGCACAGTGGGACGGTTTCACGGTGCACTTCGATGGAGTTTCAACCATCGCATCAGGCGAAGTTAGACTTTGGGGCATCCCCCGAACATAGGAGAAACATCATGCGTTACTTGAACATCGCGATTGCGGCACTCGTGCTGCTCCTCGCTGGGGGTGCCAGCGCTGCGGATTGGACCACTGTGGACGGGGGCTCTGTGTCATGCACCTCGCTCAAGAAGGACGGCATCTGTTGGCAGAGCGCCATCGCTGCGGATTCGTCTGCAATCAGTGTCCGGCTGTGCAAGACGCTCACAATCGTTGTGTATGGAACTGGCGCAGACATCATGCCGCAGACATGTACCAACAGGGCGTGCACCACGGCTGAGGACTTGCTGTCCACTGCGCTCACGGGCGATTCGCCGAATATGTTCATGACTTCTGGCGCGTCGCCTTGGGAGCTCGTGCGGATTGATTGGACTGCCGGCGGGGCAGCGCCCACCGTGTCCATCAAGTGCGGAGGCTAGTATGCGGCACTTCATTGCACTGCTCGCGTGCCTGTGCCTTGTGAGGGCTGGTCCCGTCATGGGGCAGGGCGCGGGGGTGAGCCTTGACCATCCGATTCAATCGGACTCAGCAACCAAGATGTCTCTCGGGATGGTGCCGCAGTTTCGTACTCAAAACAAATTCGGCGAGACGGACAACCTAGACGCAGCGGCTACGGATATCTGGGATGGCTCCACAGCCGAGATTGTAGCAATCAGCGGGACAATCATATGGGTTCCTCCGAATGCTGCTCGCATTCATGCGCTTGTGTCGTCTTCCCTTGCTGATAGCGATTCCGGAGGTGCTAACCCGCAATCCACCGGGATGCGAACAGTCGAAGTCTGTGGGTTGGAAACTTGGACATCCACATCCGCAACGACTGAGACAGTCATTCTTGACGGGACCACAGCAGTCAACACTGTGAACTCATACGTCATCATTTACCGGATGACCGGGTTGGCTTGGGGTTCCGGTGGTGTGAATGCCGGAAGCATAACGGCAGACGCCGCAGTGGATGGCACCACGACTGCGGCAATTACCATAGGCAACAACCAGACCCAAATGCTGATATACGGCATCTCCAGCACGATGAAGTTGCGCGTGGACAATTTCAGGTCGTCCCTCATCAAGACATCGGGGGCGAACCTCCGGGCGACTGGCAAAGTCCTTTGGATGGCTGACCCTGCTGCGAACGCAGCTGCCAACACTGCTTGGGTGAACAAGGAAAGTTTTGAATTGACCACTGACGACAGTTGGATAAGGCCATATTCACCGCCAAAGAAGTTCGACGGTCCCGGTATTATCAAGCTGCAACTCGTGGGCAGTGGAAACGACATCGATGCGATTGCCACGTTTGATGCCACCATCAAGGACGACTAGGAGAACGACATGAGACACCTACTGACAATCTTGGCGTTGCTCCTGATGGCTACGCCTGCTTGGGCATACAGTACGGGGCAGTCACTCGCGATGGCTCGTATCGACATCACGAATGCCGACGCGGTGACCGGCATAACGACTACGTATATCCCGTATGGAGCGTCGGGGGCACTCGCCGCCAACTCAGGCTTCACGTACACAGTGGCAACGGGTGACGTCCGGGCGACGTCGTTCACGGCAGACAACGTGGACGGTACGAATTCGCACGGGTTCTTTGACAACCCCGGCGGCTATACCTGCGCGGCTCCCGGCGACAACACGGGCTCGCTTGCGATGGACTCCAGTATTGATGCCGATGGAGACCAACTGTACTTCTGCGACGAGAACGGCAACATGATGCGAATCGTCCGGGAGGACACTGGCGGAACCACGATCCTAGTCGGGAAACTCAGCGTGCCCGGACAGCTCAACATCACGGGTACGGATGACTTTAAGGCTGCGCAGTTCGTTTTGACCGAGACCACCCCTAACACTGAATACATCTTGAAGATGCGCGTGTACACGAACGGCAACAAGTCAGACCGCATTTGGATTGGAAACGGCCCGACACAAATCAAATCTGGCGGAGAGGCAGGAGATGCGGGTCTGGAAATCTTCGATGAATCCGATGGCGCTGAGACCATTACGATCACGCCTCCAACGTCGATAGGCGCTAATTACACACAGACTCTACAGGAGATTACGGGGTCTGTTGGAATCGAAGAGAAGCGCCCCGAGGCGATTATTGGCGCCACTCTTGGCCCAAGTGATATCTTGGACAAGTGGTATCTCTGCACGAATGCAGGCGGCTGCAATATCACGTTGCCTGCCTTGGGTGCCGGAGACCATTTCTGCGTATACGATACTGATGGCACTGTAGGCATCACGTTGACCCCTGCAGCCGGAGTTACATTCTGGTTGCCAGATGGCACTACGACAGACTCGGCGGGCGACGTAATCACTTCAGACACGGGCAATTTGGCAGGAGACCGGATATGCGTAGTCGCGCTTAACGCCACGACATTCTTCACGTATGCCGAACGAGGCACATGGACGGACGGTACGCCATGATTGCTAGGCTACTCATCTGCGTACTGCTCCTCATCGCTGCTCCAGCGGTAGCGGTTGTTGACCAATTTGTGGTCATCTTCTTGGATGACGATAGAAGCAGAGCGATGGCTGGGTACAGCGTTGCAGCCGGAGTGGATAGCATCACCGGAGCGTTGCCTCTGACGCCATCACTTGATGCAATCGCCTTGGCGGGATTCGCTCATGCCAACATCAAGACCAGTGCCGTATGTTCACCCTCTCGCGCAAGACTGCTTGACTACGGACCCGTGGGCAATCCGCAGAATCCATACGGCCGGACAGTAGTACCAGAGGACCCGGACACGACCGTCCAAGTCGAGTTGGGGTTCCACAACTTCGCACGGGAGGCAAAGGCTGACGGGTGGAATACAGCCTTCTTCGGCAAATGGCATATCTCAAACTACAAGTTCCTGAACGATGGAGTCACTGCCGTCAAGCAGGCTGGATTCGATGAAGCGCAGGCTGTATTGGTGGGAAACCCAACAAATGAAATCCCGGGAATCGACTACGACGACTCGGCGACCATCGGTGACGTATGGGCAGACTGCCAGGGTCACAAGTTCTTTCCGTACACAGACATAGACGGGACTATCACTTGGACGCATACCCATTCCTCAAAGGTCATCTTCGATGCGGTTGACACGTACATGACAGCAGCCGCAGCGACGGGCAGTGGCAAATACCTGATATTCGTGGAAACGTCAGCACCACATATACCGCAAGAGACCGGCGAGGGTGGCGCGGTAGAGTGCAATGGCAATACAGAAACGCAAAACGATTACCCGCCCGGCGAGTCGTTCGATGCTGGCGAAACCAAGAATGATGTCTATTTGGCGAATATCGAGTATATCGATACGCGAATGGGAACACTCATCACTGACCATATCTTGTCGGACAACGGGTACACGGACCACATGGTCGTATCGCTGACGGACAACGGAACTCAAGGAAGCATCAGCCTGATGGCCGAATGTGATGCGTCCCCAGGGAAAAAGAACACGCCGTACATATGCGGGACCACAAGCCACTTCGTCGCTGCGGGTCCAGGGATTATAGCTAACGAGCATCTGACGAATCGGTTGAACTCCATCGATGACATACCCGCGACACTGCTTTCACTGATGGGCAGCAAATCGACCACTCCATGGGGATTGGACTTCAGCGATTGCATGACGCAGGAGAACTCGCAGTCTGCAGCATCTTGCCGGCACACCCGAGATTCAGTGACATGGGCTGAGTGGAAGGAACTTGGCGGCAGCGATGGAACTCTCACCAGGCCGCCGAGGCTCACGGATGCCAACGGCGTATGGACAAACTACGAGGTGGCTTCAGAGGTGTGGCTCGAGGGCGGTGCTCACGTCATACTGCATCGAATCTACGATCCATCGAACAGCATGAACTTCGTGAAGGAGAGTCTGTACCCAGTAGATGACGGCGAGGACGGCGGCGCACTCGGCGGAATGTACTCAACCGAGGATACAGTCTGGGACGTAGTGGCCGGCGGCGAGATTGCCGAGGACGGTACAGACTGGGACATCACTGCAACGGACGCTGCTAAGGCGGCGCTAGTCCGAGCACACCGAGACCTCGACCACCAGTGGGACCGAGACGGAGCCCCTACCCCGACTCTCGGCGGCGGGTCATTCTAGGAGACCAGATGCTAGACCGAACACCGCAGGCCAAGACCAAGACGGCAGCCACGGCGGCTGTGTCGGCTCCCATGATCGCGCTGGCGCTCGAGGAGTTCACTCCCGAGCTCGGCCCCGGCAAGGTGACCCTTATAGTCTATGCCGTGACGGTCCTCGTGGGCTTCGTGGGCTCCACGGCAAGGGACTGGCAAAACGACGTTGAGACCCGTGGCGAGAAGCCCGGGTTCTTGCTGAGACAGATTGCCCATATAGGCTAGGGGGTTGGCGTGTCTGATGATGACCGAATGCTTGGCGAGTTGGCCCAGTCCGTGAAGACGCTCACGGGAGAGGTGCAGATGTTGCGGAAGGAGACGAAAAAGCACGGCGAGGCATTGGCGGTGCTCGCGTCTACTTGCAACAATATCGTCGGGTCTCGGTCATTTTCGACCAAGGCTATGGGTGGCGCAGGCGCTGCAGGCGCTGGGGTAACAGCATTCTGCCATGGCGTCTGGTCATTCCTAACAGGGGGGACGCAGCAATGACAAAGGAACTCATCACACTGCTGACCATCGCGGCGCTATCGACCACAGCCTGCAAGACGTTCTCACAGGAGAACTGCGAGGACCTCATTGGCACGCTGACGAGTCTCGCTGCGGAAATCAGTAACGATGTGGCGAAGGATTCGGTCGCCGAGAAGGTTGGGCGATATGCGGACATCATCGGCAAGGCTCGCCGGCTTGGGTGCTCGCTTGCCGACTTGCCCACCGAGGCGGAACTGGGAACTGACTGATGGAGGTGTCTGCAGGACAGGGCGGCATCGTGGCGTTGCTCCTCACTGCCATCACAGGCGGCGGGACGATGTACGCCACCAAGACGGAGACGGCTAGTCAGGACCGCTGTATTGAGATTGTGCAGGCCCGGGTAGCAGCCGCCGAAAGTCAGCGTCAGGCCGACTTGGAGGCTCAGAGAATCAGCTACAACGCGCTGCAGTCGATGTGCGTGGAGATGTGTGGGCGTTAACGGTTCGACGTAATCTCAAGCAGGGGGTTCTCAATCTGCAGGAGCATTGCGTCGATGCGTGCGAGGGTCGAGGTTGAGCTCGTGACGCCTACGACTCCTCCGATGTTCGCAATTGAATTGCCCACGGCAATGCAGCCTTCAACCTCGAGGGCGAAGTTCGCAGGGTGGATGAGACAGCCGAACCGTGGCATGTTCTCAAACTCGTACAGCGATACACTGTCTCCGATGATTGCCCATGACGCCGGATGCGCCTCGCTATCGTGCCGCTTCAGGTGGTACATGCCGGTGGGGATGCAGCTCTCGTTTGGCCTGTTGTGAGCCCACGGCCGTTCAACCGTGAAGAAGATGTCGCCCCAGATATAGAGCCTACCCCATGTGGCGTACACGTCGTGTCCGAATCTCTCGAGCCTGACTATTTGAGTCATAGTCCCTCCTGCCCTGCCGGTTCCAACCGATACTCATACAATCCGCCGTTGACATGACGCCGAGAGACTTCCCACTTCCCGAACCGCACCTTCCGTAGATTGCGGAGTTGAGCGGAGGCACTCGCTTCAGGAGCCCCGGTGGCTGCCGCTATCTGAGCCAGCGTATGCCACTGCCAATCAGTCATGAACTGGTGCACCCGCAGAATCTGCCCGGTCAGTCTCGCCACGTCCCGCGTGTGAACGTAGTCGTCTCCATCGAACCGCAGTTCTTCTTGAGTCATCTCCCCCTCCTCATAGCGGCCAACCCCACCGCCCCCACCACAAGCGACAGCGCAAGGCTTGGCTCGGGCACAGTCAGCACGCCACTCTGCCACGCGCCCACCTGCGAGTCGCTTGCCGTGCTGTAGGTGACGGTGGTCTCGCATTCCGTGTGAACGTGCAGTTCTCCCACGCACTCGGCGCCCGGCAAGTCGATGCGGTAGCGGGGCATCAATGCACCCTCTCTTCTTTGACGCGGCAATCCTTTCGCCGGCAGAGACGAGCGTAATTGCCGATGTGTCGATAAGGCCACCCGTACCAAGGCGACCAGCGGTGCCTGCCACGAGAGCACAACCACCGGCCCATGCGCCCCATCACTCCCCCCGCGCCGCGTCGATGGCTGGTTCGCCGGGGCGACCCGGATGGTTCACGTTGTCCGCAATCATCATTGCGTAGTTCGCGAGGTTCACCGCCGCTCGCGTTACGCTCCAGCAGCGTTCGCCTCGGTCAGGTTCTTCAAGGTTGTCATAGAGTTTGTCGCGCTGCCTATCCATGAGCGCAGCAAGGTCACTTGCTAGCATCCCAGACCAATGCGACTTGCCGTCATTTCGCTTCAGCACCAGCTCCATTTCTACGACGAATTCCTGAAGCGGGTGTCTCAGTTCATTCCACCTCGCCACGTCCGCCTCCGCCTCACGCACACGCTCCTCTCCGGCGGCGAGGCGGCTTGTCTCTGGACTCGGTGCCTCTTCCTGCGAGTCGCAAATACACTCGCCCTCGCAGCGCGAGCACTCCCGCACCCTCTCCGGTGCTGTAAGTGGCTTTTGTAGTACAGCCGGATCCAAGACACTTAACTTGTCTATCTCCCTACGTGCTTCGTCACCTAACTGCCGACCATCCTCGAGAGGCTTAACGAGGTTCGGCGCGGTGGATGCGTTGAGGGCTCGGAGGCGAGCGATTTCGGTGGTGAGTGTTTGCACGGCCCCGTAGGTGACAGACTCCCTGACCCTCTTGAGTGCTGCCTTGGCTTCAAGCATTGCAGGCACCCACGCACGCTCATCGTCCGGGTGGTTGGGTGGGCCTACCTCGTCAATCCACTGCTGCTGCTGCTTCAGCCCCTCCACCTCCGCCTCCCGCTCGGCGAGCTGGGCTTCGAGTTGAGCAACAGCCTCAACCATGTGCTGCTTGGACACACGTTGCCCTTGGTGGTCGTAGAACTTCCCGTGCCGCAGTTCGATTCCCATCACTCGCTCTCCCCGACTTCCCAGATGCCCTCGCGGTTCTGGTGGTTGTCGTGCGGTCCTTCGATTACGCACTTGGCCCCGGTGGCGTCTTCGGCGGGGCAGGGGATGTGCTCAGGTGTTGAGTTGACAACGCGCTCCCTCGCCTGAATCACCGCAGCCTTGAGCTTCTGCGTCTCCGATGCAGTCCACTTGCGCTTGCCGAACCTTGCGCGCACAGCCTCAACCTCGTCGGTAGACTCACACTTGCCGAATTCGACCACCGCTGCCTCAAGATCGGGGCTATCCTTCCCATCCCCCTCCGCCCACTTCGCCAAAGCCTCGCCGGTATCCTCGGAGAGCGGACCTTTGTTCTTGAACACACCCTCTAGGTGCTCTGGCAGCTTCAACATTATCTTCTCACCCGGCTCGTTCGGTGCCCAATTCGGCACTCCGTTAGACCGGGGATACAGAAGACAGTTCACCGTCATCTCGTAGACGAACTCGTCACCACTGATAGGCTGCCAGCCGAGGCTGATGGGGTCTTCGCCCTTCACGATCTTGATTTTTTCCTTGGCCCTGAAGCAGAAGATGGCGTTCACGCCGAGCCGCAGAACCTCATTGATGAGCTTGCGACGCTGCGCCTTTGGCTTTATCCATGCGGAGAACTTCACCCTCTGGCGCTTCGCGTAGTCGCTCCCTGCCATCCGGTCAAGTTCGGCTTCATGTGTCTCGAGAAAACCACCGGGGCCTTCGTGCTCGTGACTGGCAGAGTCAATAACAAGTACGCCAGCCTTCTTTTTCACGCAATGCTCGATCGCTGCCATGTAATCGAGCGACGAGAACGGCGCCCCCATTTCGATGTGACGGAACTCATGCTCATCAGCGTAGTGGAGCGCGCGTCGGGCCTCAGTGTCAATCACGAACACCTCGCCGCCCGTGACCCTCACCATTCCTTCAGCCAACCGCAGAGCACTCTTCGTCTTACCCGAACCACTCGGCCCCACCAGCCCCACCAGCATCGGCACTCGCTCTCTTGTGGCGAACTTGTCTTCAAACGTGCGGGTCATCTTCCTACCCCCAAAGGCTTGACAGCAGCCAAGCCCCTCGCTGGTCGTCATTCATCTCAATCCCGCTATCGGCGCAGAACTTCAGTATCGCGGCGTCATCTAACGGCGTAAGTTCGACTTCGATCGCCGTTGGGTACCCACGGGATGCGCTCTTGGAAGTCCCTGGCAGCGCTAGGATATACATCGGGTAATCGAAGCTGCAGTGAAGTACGCACTCAACGGGTGCTGGGTGCTCCTTGTCGAACTCCCGCCGCCTAGCAAAGAACGTCTCATCTCCATCGGACCATTGCTGCGTCCAGCCTCGCTGCTCCCGCCACCAATCCTCAAACTCGTATTCGTCGTCGTCATCACGAGTCCACGGAAACATAAACTCCTCTTCAAACGCGATGCCGAAGCACAGTTGCCCGTCAGTTGAAACTCCCATTTACTTCAAAGCCTCCAATTCGATTTCCTGGCTGAGCATCCAGCCGGGCGGATGGACGGCCACACATCCCTCTACGGGACCGGGCCAGTGTTTGCGGTCGGTCCCTTTCGCGAGGCACTCTGCCCATGTGTCTACGGCTCGCTGCCATCGGAGTACCGAGAGTTCCTGAAATTCGCCGGACAGGTATACGGGCGTCACGGAGTACGGCTCACGGGTCTGCACGAACACAAAGCGCATTGTGGTCCGCTCCATCTCGTACCCGTGAATCGCGCAGATGGCGTGCCGGTAGGCTGTGTCCTGCAACAGCGCGTGACTTCTCGCGATGAGCATTGATGCCATGTGCTCGGTGGTGCAGGTCTCTCCCGTCTTCAGGTCGTCAATCACAGTCTCGATTCTGTGGTCGATGTAGCCTGAGCACGGAACCGGAGCGCCACTCGTAGAGAATTCGTCCCACTCAATCCGCTCCTCCACTTTGCCGTCAAGGAACACGCCGAAGTCTGCAAGTTGGTTCTTGATGCGCTTCATGCCGACCTGCATCGCCTCCCACTTGTGCGCGACCATCGGGATCTTGCCGTCATGCTCGGCGCGGTCTCGTGCCTCCCGTGCGTCCTTCGTGCGAAAATCCTTGAAGTCCAGCACCTCAATCCCAGCGCCATCTTCTAGTAGCGCGGCGTGCCACAATCGCCCCTCACGCTGCGAATCGGTCGCCTTGACCTTGTGGTTGCCAAGCAACCGATGTGCCGACCACGCGCTCAGCGGACACTCGTCCAGCAGTTTCTGCGCGATGCTCGGTGACAGTCTCGGTGTTTCGCCCATCATTCCCCCTCATTGCCCGCCCCAGGCACGAACCCAGGACGGGCTGCCCGGATTTCCGGCGAACTGCGGCTAGGGTCGAGTCTGACCGCAGTGAAATCGTGACCGGCTCCCAGCCACGTATCTCTGTACGCACCCTGAGAGCCGGTTGCTCCTCTATGGAGCACTCTCCAGCCCCTCACTCACAAGACCCCCAGTATTGATCCCGTTAGGGGAGTGGGCTGGGGAATTCATTTCGGCTCCAGTGGCAGTGACCACATATGGGATCGCATGGGGCAAGACACTGTGCAATTCTCATCGGTCGCGAAGTCCATGGCGTCCCACATGCTGATAGGCTCCAACTCCAGCATCTCAATCACAAGCCGCAGTAGGTCCACTGTGGAGGTGGCGGAGCGGCTTGCGTAACCGCCAACAAGATCACTGAGCGCGAACGTCTTCTTGCCGTCCGCGTCGTGCGCGACCCGAATGGCCAGATAGCGCGGCTCTTCCTTCTCAGGCTTCGGCTTATCCCACGTCACGGTGGGGTCCGCGGTGAGCTGGACAACGGTTGGCGCGTTCATGCCCGGTGCGTCCTCGGTCTCAACTTCCTCCCCCCAAGCACACCCGCAGCACATCATGAATATCGTGGTTGTTGCTAGTAGTTGTCTCACGGTGTCTCCTCCTTGAATGCGTCAGCGAAGCACTCCATCAGAAATATCGACAAGGTTGTTTCGTTGTCCTCTGAGAACTCCCTGCTGCAAGCCTCCACGAGAAGCCTCATCGCCTCGGATATGTTCGCCCGATGAGAAGGGCCTTGCACGACGATGCGAACAAAGACGTGGCACAGCATCCAGCGGTGCACCTTGCCGATGTTGTTCCTCACGGTGTCTCCTTTATCACATAGTCCAACCCGCAAGCGAACAAGTACAGCAGGCAGAACACGACGGTCAAAAACACCACGGTCTTCGCGTAGTACTGCTCCCGGCGCGCCTCAAACTCGTGGATGCGGGGTGGCATCTTGGGGATTGTGTTGCGGGTGGTCATCGCTCCATCTCCTTCATGAGAATCTTGCGGCAATCCACTGCCATGGTGTCCAAAGCGACGATTGCGGCCATCCGATGCCCCGCGTCCCAATCCTCGAGGGCGTGCACCACGATATCTCGAGCGATCATGATGATGGCGATATTGGCATCTGCAGACCCACGTCGCCTCTCAATCCATAGCGACAAACACGACGGGTCACACCAGACGCGCCGTTCTGGGTCGGGCCACGAGTGCCACTCCGTCAACTGCTGAGTGCCCTCGGGCAAGTAGAACCCCTCCGCGCCACAATGCAAGCACTTGACTGTGCAGGCAGGACAGGGGACCGTTTCTGGCGGGACCCTATGGTGATTCGACTCAGGGTCAAACCACTCAACCGTTCGGTCGTTGTCGCAGAGGGTGCAGTGCTTGGGCATTAGAAGTTCTCCGTCCTGCACGTAGAAATCACCCCGGTTCTGCGATCATAACGGCAGAACTCATCCTCTGGTTTGTTTGAGCAGTGCACAACCTTGTAGTGAATTGAACCGTCGTCACAGAACGCCAACTCCAAGGACGACTCACCATCCACCCAAGTAGCCACAATGCTGTCATCGTTGCGAACCACGTCGCCTATGCGTAGCGTGAAGCCCATCACCCACTCCTCTCAATCAACCCGCGCGGCACCCACCCACCTTCACTGCTCGGCATCCCAACCAGCCACCGTTCGGGTGTTGTCGCAGGGGCTGCAGTATTCATGGCTGGGGGCTCTCTTCTACCGACTGCTCGCAATTGTCCCACTCAAGGCCGAGCGTTTCGGCCAGGTGGCGGGATTGCCAGTTGCGTTCCGCCGACCCCGCCGACCCCGCCGACCCCGCCGACCCCGCCGACCCCGCCGGCCCCGCCGCCGCCGCCGCCCCCCCCCCCCCCCACGCCGACCCCGCCC